ATTGCAAAGAAGGAACAGTTATTGTTACTGATACTGCATCAACATCTGAATCTGTAATTTGTATAACTTTTGGTGTTGATTGAGGAACAGTAGAAAAACCTGTAGATTTAGTTGTTTCTACATTTTTTGTTATAGGAATATTAGTTTGACTAGAAGTACCAGTTCTTGCTTCAAAAGTTACATCCTTAAAATTATAAGTACCATCAGCAGCTTGCAATGGTGTGTTATTTAAGAATATAGACTTTGCACCATCTACTAAACCACCAATTTCTCCTTCTGATATTAAATCTAATACTTTGGCAAACTGTTTTGAATCAAGATTATCTTTAGCTTCGGTAGGAGTACCACCGCCTCCGCCTCCGCCTTTTCCACC